CAAGCCATCGTTGGTTTTGAAAACATAGCTATCACGTCCACTAATACAACTTTATTAATGACTGATGCTACAATTTCAACAGCTAGAAACGCTGTTTTAAGATTTACAGGAACTATCACTGCAAACTGTACAGTTTTTGTGGCTTCAGGAATTGAAAAAACTTACACTCTACAAAACGCAACATCAGGTGCATTTACTCTTGCTTTAAACCAAGTAGGTGGAGCTTCAGTAATATTTGGAGCAGCTGATAAAACAACTAAACTAGTTTATTTAAATGGAACAGATGCAGTAGATTTAGGAGTTGTAAATTTAACAGCCCCTCAAACATTAACTAATAAAACTTTAACAACACCTACATTAACTTCACCTATTATTAATGAAATTGATGATAGTAATGGTAATGAAGAAATTATATTTACAGCAACAGCTTCAGCAGTCAATGAATTAACTGTAGCTAATGCTGCAACAGGAAACAATCCAAACATTACAGCGTCAGGTAGTGATGCTGATGTTGGTATAAATTTTACACCAAAAGGAGTAGGTGCGGTAACATTTAATGGTACTGGTAAAATTCAAGCAGTTAAAGAAAAAGTAACTGTAACAGCAGTTGCAACAACTGGATCTACAAACTTTGATTTTTTAACTCAAGCTGTTCTTTATCATACAACAACGGCAACAGGTCAATTTACATTAAATTTAAGAGGTAGTTCTTCTACAACTCTTAATAATATGTTATCTGTTGGTGAATCTGTAACAGGTGCTTTTTTAAATACTAATACTACATTTTTTGTTTCAACAATAACGATTGATGGTTCATCAACTAACGTTGTACTTGAATATCAAGGCGGTTCTGCACCAACAGCAGGTAATGCAGGTATTGATGCTTATACATTTACTGCAATTAAAACAGCAACAACCCCAGCATATACAATTTTAGCAGCACAAACTCAATTTAATTAAGGAGATTTTGTAATGCCTTTAAACTCAACACGCGGAGCTGGATCATCAAAAGGATTTGGTTGGAGTGGTGGTAAAAAAATTGATCCAATTGATTTTGATTATCTAGTACTCGCTGGAGGAGGAGCTGGCGGATTTTCTGGAGGTGGAGGTGGTGGAGCTGGAGGTTATAGAACTTCATTTCCTGGCGGAACAAAAATTACAGTAGATAAGGCAAATACTACAATAGAAGTCGGATCAGGAGCTACGGGAAATCAACCAACATCTCCAAATGGAAACAATGCAGTTTTTTCTACCATAACTTCAGCAGGTGGTGGGCCAGGAGGAACATCTTCTCAGAATGGATTTCCTGGAGGTTCTGGTGGCGGAGGAGGACAACACGCGGGAAATTCTGGAGGAAGTGGAAATACTCCACCAGTGTCACCACCGCAAGGAAATTCAGGAGGTAGCACAAATACTAATGGTGGAGGCGGCGGAGGAGGAGCAGGGGTAGGTGGTTCTCCAGCAGGCACTTCAGGTGGGCCAGGAGGAAATGGAGCCGATAACAGTATTACAGGATCACCAGTTACAAGAGGTGGAGGCGGAGGAGGGTCTTCACATGGTGGACAAAACGCAGGAGCTCCAGGAGGAACTGGAGGAGGCGGAACAGGAAGAGGTCATGATGGTCCACAACGAGGAGATCCAGGAACAGATGGTCTTGGAGGTGGGGGTGGAGGAACAGGTGGACACAATGCGAATCCAGGTGGTAATGGTGGTAGTGGTCTTGTTATTTTAAGAGCACCTGGGCCATTAGGACCTAGAATTTCGGTATCTCCAGGAACAAATACTAAAACAACAAGTCCAGCCCCTGATGGAGCTGCAACTATTTGTACATTTACAGTAACAGGAAGTTTAACTTTATCATAAAAATATGGGACATTTTGCAGAATTAAATTCAGAAAATAAAGTTTTACGAGTTGTTAAAGCTTGTAATATAGACATTGTAAATAATGGTGGTGATGAATCAGAATCCGCTGCCAAAGCTTTTGAAAATGTATGTAAATTAAGTAATAATGGTGTAAAATGGGTTCAAACATCTTACAACAGTAGTTTTAGAAAAAACTATGCAGGTATAGATTATTCTTATGATCAACAAAAAGATGCTTTCATAGCACCCAAACCTTTTAATTCTTGGATATTAAATCAAAATACCTGTAAATGGGAAGCACCTATTCCTTTTCCATCTGATACAAATTCTTACACTATTCAATGGGAAGAAAATAATCAACGTTGGATTGGTTCTGCATTAGATAATAATTTTGCTTATAAATGGAATTCAGTCTCTAATTCTTGGGAAAATATATAATTTAAACTTGATTTTTATTTAAAAATAAAATAAGTTATTCTTCTTAATGATTTTAAAAGAATATTTTTGGTTTTTTAAAAAAGCAATTCCAAGTAAAATTTGTGATAAAATTTACAAATTAGGTTCTTCAAAAGAAGAAAAAATTGGAGTAGTGGGGAAACCAATGCTTGGAGAAGAATTAAAACGTACAAGAAATTCTAATGTTTCTTGGTTAAATGAAAGATGGATATATGATCTTATAAATCCTTTTTTTGTAACAGCTAATAAAAATGCTGATTGGAATTTTGAATTTGATTATTTTGAAAGTTGCCAGTTTACTAAATATAATAAGGGACAACATTATACTTGGCATGCAGATGGTTTTCCAGATGCGTATGATAATCCAAATGATTTAAACTATCACGATAAAATTAGAAAACTATCTGGGGTATTATTTTTATCGCATCCAAAAGAGTATAAAGGCGGGGAACTTTTATTTGATTTAAGAAACAAAGAAGACGGAAAAGATAATATTAAATCCACTAAAGAATTTTGTGTTAAAGGAACAATCGTAATTTTTCCAAGTTTTATTTGGCACAAAGTTACTCCAGTGACTAAAGGAAAAAGACATACTTTAGTAATATGGGCATTAGGTAAAAAATTCAAATGAATAAAATTACAATAGTAGGAGGAGGTTCAGCAGGATGGATGACGGCCTGTACATTAATTAGAGCTTTTCCTAATAAGGAAATAACATTAATTGAATCACCAAATATTGCAACTGTTGGTGTAGGAGAAAGCACAATTGGTGGAATAAAAAATTGGACAAAATATCTAGGAATAAATGATTCTGATTTTATAAAAAAAACAGATGGAAGTTATAAATTAAGTATAAAATTTACAGATTTTTATAAAAAAGGAGAAGCATTTCACTATCCTTTTGGGAGACCTTTTTTAGAAGGAAACCAAGCTTTATTAAATGATTGGTGGTTTAAAAAATTTATTTATCCTGAAACTCCTGCAAGTGATTATGTAAATTGTATTTTTCCTCAAATGGCATTAGTTAATCAAAACAAATGTTTTTATAATAAAAAAAATACAATTCCATTTAATTTTGAAAAAGATACTGCCTATCATTTTGATGCTACAAAATTTTCTATATGGTTGAGAGATAATTACGCAATACCAAAAGGAGTAAAACATATAAAAGAAGATATTTTATCTATAGAACAAAATGAAGATGGAATAAAATCATTAAATAATAAATATACGGCAGATTTATTTATTGATTGTACTGGTTTTAAATCAATTTTATTAGCAGAAACATTAAAAGAACCTTTTGAATCGTATTCAGATATGCTTCCCAATAACTCTGCTTGGGCTACAAGAATACCATACATAGATAAAGAAAAAGAATTAGTGGGTTATACAAATTGTACAGCCATTCAAAATGGATGGGTATGGAATATACCTTTGTGGAGTAGAATTGGTACTGGATATGTTTACTCAGATAAATTTATAAATGATAAAGAAGCTTTAGATGAATTTAAAGAATATTTAATGAAAATAGAATCTTATAAATTAATACCCTTAGATGATTTAGAATTTAAAAATATTAAAATGAGAGTGGGTATTCATAAAAGATTATGGGTTAAAAATGTATGTGCAATTGGACTAGCTGCTGGCTTTATAGAACCGCTTGAAAGTAATGGCTTATTTTCTGTGCATGAGTTTTTACTAAATTTAATTAGAAATCTCCAAAGAGAAAAGGTTTCTCAATGGGACAAAGATAATTTTACTTTTGAATGTAAATTATTATTTAGAAATTTTGCAGAATTTGTAGCACTTCATTATGCCTTATCTCATAGAGATGATACACCATATTGGAAAAATAATTTTAATAAAAATTGGGAAGAAAAATTAATAAATTTAAAACCAAGTCTAATAGCAGGGTTTTTAAGTGCTGCTATTGCTAAGTATGAAGAATATCACTTTAATTCTAAAGGAGGATTGCATTGCATAGCTGCAGGAATGAACTGGTCTCCTACAGATTTAATAAGTTTAGAATATGTTAATTTTACAGATAAAAAAGAATTAAAAACACAATGGGATCCTATCATTAAAAAATTAGATGAAAGAAAGAAAAAGTGGGAAAAATCTATTGAAAATGAATTAAGCCTTTACAAATTTTTAAAAAAGAATATTTATAAATAAATATGTTAGAAATATTTACAGTTCCATTATTTGAAGAAACTTTAAAAGAAACAAAAAAGTTAAATAAAAAAATGATTCAAGAAGCTTTGCGTCTTGAAAAAAACAATAAAGGAGTAATTAAAAGTAATCAATTTGGATTTCAATCTAAAAGACTAGATCCTACTATTCCATTTGTTGTAGAGTTTTTTCAAATAACTAAAAAGTTTATTATAAAATCATTGGATATTTTTCAAATACAAAAAAAACCCTTTAATGTAGATTTTTCAAAACCATGGTTTAACATAAATAGGAGTAGATCATTTAATTGGCCGCATATTCATTTATTAACAGAATGTAATTTTAGTTTAGTTTATTATTTAAAGGTTCCAAAAAATAGCGGAAAAGTTATTTTAAATAACCCTATGTATCAACATAACGATTTTTTTTATCAAGATTTTAAATTGTTTAATAAGTTTAATAGTAAGTTTTTTGAAATTGTTCCCGAAGAAAGTTTATTAATTATGTTTCCTTCAGATTTACAACATTCTGTGTTTCCAAATTTGTCAAAAGATCCAAGAATATCTTTTGCATTTGATATAAAAATATCATGATTTTTAAAAAAAATAAATATGCAATTATAAAAAATGCTATTTCAAAAGAGATAGCAAGTTTATGTTACGAATATTTTTTATTAAAAAGAGAAGTTTTTAAAACTACACAAAATCCAATGTTAGGGACTTGGCAAGATACCCAAGCTCCAAATACATATTCTATGTATGGAGATATATTAATGGATGTTTTACTAAAAAGAACAAAAACAAAAATTGAAAAAATTACTAAATTAAAATTAGTAGAAACTTATTCTTATGCAAGAATTTATAAAAATAAAGATATATTACACAAACACATTGATAGAGAATCTTGCGAAATATCTTCTACTTTAAATTTAGGTGGA